CACAAGGTGTCGTTAAACGCTGGCAGATGGAATTGGATCTTGCATCTAAAGATGAGAAGTTTTGGCGTGAACGGGCGCACGATGTTAATTCAAGATACCGTGACGAAAAGAACGATCTAAAAAGCAACACAAGCACTGTTGGTCGTTATCAGTCAGGTGATCGGTTTAATGTCTTGTATTCCAACATTCAGACAATTTGCCCAGCCTTGTACAATCAAACACCAAAGCCTGACGTTCGCAGACGCTATCGTGATGCCGACGAAACAGGTAAAGTTATTGCCGACGTTTTAGAACGTGCTTTGTCGTTCACGTTAGATGAAGAAGATTTTGACCGCTATATGAAAATGGCGGTTAAAGATTGCCAAATATCAGGGCGCGGAGTTACCCGCGTTAAATATGAAGCTGCTTTTGGTAAAGACGAAGAAATTGACACGATTGATGGTGAAGGCGAATACGAAGTTTTGGAGCGTGAAGAAGTTGAGTTTGAACACGTTAGCTGGTCAGACTTTAGGCGTGGCCCAGGTCGCACTTGGGAAGAAGTCATGTGGGTTGGATTCAAACACACTTTTGACAAAGACGAACTTGAAGAAAACTTTCCAGATACCGCCAAAGATATTCCGCTTGATTATTCACCTGAAGGCATTGATGGCGAAGATGACGATGCAATTAATGACACGTTTAAGCGGGCTGTTGTCTGGGAGATATGGGACAAGAAAAAGCGCGAAGTTGTGTTTATGTGTCCAGGGTTAAGCGAACGCCCATGCAAAACTGTTAAAGATCCGCTAAATTTAAAAGGTTTCTGGCCTATACCGCGCCCAATGTACGCCGCTGACTACACTGATTCGTTGGTGCCTGTTGAGCCGTTCAGATATTACGAAGACCAAGCCAATGAGCTAGACACGATCACACGCCGCATCACTGGCGTTATTGAAGCTTGCAAAGTGCGCGGCATTTACGACAGTACAATATCGGAAATGTCTAACATCATGGATAGCTCAGAGACAATGCTTGTCCCAGCTACTGACGTTTTGCCGTTGATGCAAGCTGGTGGTTTAGATCGGGCTGTATGGATCTGGCCTATTGAGAAAATTGCGGGCGTTTTAATTCACCTGTATCAACAGCGCGAAGCCGTGAAGACTATTATTTATGAGATTACAGGCATTGCAGACATTATGCGCGGTTCTAGTTCCGCATCCGAAACATTAGGCGCACAGCAATTAAAGGCGCAGTTTGGAACGATGCGATTAGACGATACAAGGCGCGAAGTTCAAAGATATGCGCGTGACTTGGTACGCATGGCGGCTGAGATTATTGCAGAGCAATTCAGTCCAGAAACTATGCAGATTATGACTGACGTTAAGTTGCCAACGCCAGAAGAGAAAATGCAAGCGCAAATGATGGCGCAACAAATGCAGATGCAACAACAGCCAATCCCAGCTAAATTACAAGAGATATTGGATAAGCCAACTTGGGATGAATGCTTACAGGTGTTGCGTGACGATCAACAGCGGGCATATCGCATAGACATTGAGACAGATAGTACTGTTGCAGGCGATCAGGCTCAAGAGCAGAAAAACATAACAGAACTGCTAACTGGCATTTCATCGTTTATTCAAAATGCTGGCCCTGCGGTTGCGGCTGGTTACTTGCCATTAGAAGCGGCTAAATCTCTGTTGATGACTTCTGTGCGTAAATTTAAAATGGGCCGTGAAGTTGAGGATGCGCTTGATATGATCGGCGTTGAAGAAGAAGGCGAAGACGGGCAGCTTGATCCGCAGATGCAACAGATGCACGAACAAATGCAACAGCAAATGCAGGAACTGCAAGGCCAAGCCCAACAGCTACAGCAAGAGAACGAACAGCTAAAAGCTGATAAGAGCGCAGAAGCCCAACGCACTCAAATGGATGGCGAAAAAGCTGTTGCTGAAATTGAATTAAAACGCGGCGATCAAACATTGAAAGCGCAAGAGTTTGAACTAAAAGCTTCACAGCCTGTCGTAACCCCGCAAGAGCAATGGGAATATGATATGCAAATGGAGCGCGAAAAGATGGCGTTTGATGCTGAACAGAAGGCATTGGATCGGCAAGCTGAAGCTGAACAGAAAGCTTTGGATCGTGAAGCAAACATTGCAAAAGCGATTATTGCTAAGTCAGACAACGAAAACAATATTGATAGCGCCTTGTCAGATTTACACGCAAACAAGACTTTAACGTACAATGATGACGGCAGCATTAGCGGTTATGAAACAACGGATATTGAATCAACAATTTCAAGAATTAAAGACGTTATTTCAAACCAATCTAATGCAGACAGAGGCGGCATGGAACAGGCTTTGGTGAATATTGCGGATATGCAAGCGCAAACAAGTCAGCTAATTGTTGAATCTAATGAACGTCTAGCCAGCGCAATAACTGCACCAAAGCGGGCAATTTATGAGAATGGCAGACCTGTTGGGATTGAAACGGTTTAATGGCGACTTGGGATGTTAGCAAATGGGACGAAGGCGTATGGGACGCTGACCCGTCACACGCAAGGGCGGCAGGTGGTGGCGCTAAACGCAGAAGGCCAAACGAAAAGATTGTCTGGTATGACGATTGGTTAAAGTCACAACAAAAAAACGATGTACCAGAAGAAGAGCAAATTGAAGATATTGAAGAAGCGATTGAAGTTGTTAAGGCGTATAAAGAAAAAGTTGTTTCGACTGTTGACGCAAAGGCTGCAATATTAAAAGCTAAAAATGCTGAAGATATGTTAAACCAAGTGCGTGAATTAAAGATTTTAATGGAAACGTATTTTGCAATACAGCAAGAGAAATTACGAGTTAAGAAACAAGATGATGATTTTGTCAGCATGTTTATGTTAGGGGTTTTATAATGGTTACGATGGCACAAGCTTTAATAAAGAAGCCTGTTCAAACTATTAATAGCGAAGGTGATGGTTACAGCCCTGTGTCGCAAATGTCTAGCGGGCAAGGCGGTTTACAAGGGTGGAATCGGGCATCTAACTTTAACAACTTTATGAACAACTCAATACCAGGGTATGCCATACAAGGTTTGATGCCAGGCGGTCTTGGTCTTGGGCTTGCTGCTAGAGCAAATAATTCATACGCCAACAACGTTTACACAAATGCAATGAATAGCAGAGAGAGCGGCGGCTTTGTTCCTCAAGTTTTGCAACCTGTTAGATCAGCGCCAAAACCAAATATGGGTGGATACGGTGCTGGTATGAGTGACGGCGGTTGGAGCGGTGATAGTGGATATGGAGCTGCTAGTGGTGGTTACGGCAGTATGGACAGTGAATATTAATATGAACGATCACAAAGAGAATTTAAAAGAATATAAACACAATTTCGCAAACATTGATTGGTCAACTAAAATTGACAAACCAAAAAAAGTAATTGAGTATATACCATTAGCGCGGTCAAACTTGCCTTCACCTAGAATACTAGGCGATTATGAAGCATATGAATGCCCTGTGTCGGGCAGAATGATTGAAGGCCGTAGAGCGCACAAAGAAAATTTAAAGGCTACTGGTTGCCGAGTTTTGGAGCGTGGTGAGAAAGAAGACAACGTAAAGAACGCACAAATAGCAGCGCAAGCAGAAGACAAAAGACGCGATAAAGCAATTGATGGAATAGTTGATTCAGTTGCAAGCGAATATTTTAAATAATCCAATGGAGACTTTTAAATGGATTTAGAAACAACAGCTACTGAAGACGCAACACCCGCAGATATTGATAACTTCATGGAGTCTGCTTTTGATGAGTTGGAAGAAACTGGCGAAATAACGGATGACTCCGACATAAGCGAAGATCAAATTGCTAATGTTGTTGAGGCCCAAACAGATTCAGATGTTGAAGAAGGCACTGATATAGATGACGCAGACAGAGCAGAGGCAAGCAGTGAACCTGATAATCAGACCATCACCGCGCCGCAGTCTATGTCTGCGAAAGACCGTGAAGCGTTTTCTACACTTCCACCCGAACAACAGAAATGGATTTCGGATCGTGCGAAGGAACAGGAATCAGCTTTCACACAAAAGACTATGGAACTTGCAGACCAAAGGAAAGGTTACGACAAGCTAGATCAGATATTAGCACCAAGACGGCAACAGTTAGCACTAGATGGCATGGATGATAGCACCGCAGTCGGTCAGCTATTTGCCTTATCAGACTATGCAAACAATGATCCGATTGGCTTTGTTAAATATATGATGAATGCGCGTCAGATCCCAATGTCTGCTTTAACTGAATCCGCTGGGCCACAACAGCCCATCGACCCCCAATTAGCTGCCATGCAACAAAAAATGCAAGGCTTTGAGAATTTCTTAACACAACAACAAATGCAAGCACAACAGCAAGCGGAAACTGCCATTAATGGTGATGTACAAAAGTTCGCGCAAGACAACGAATTTTATGCAGAGCTAGAAAATGAAATGATTCCAGTTGTTGCGGCATTGCGTCAAAACGATCCAAGCCTTTCTAACCATGATGCGTTGTCAAAAGCCTATAAGATGGCTATTGCGGCAAATGATGGTGTATCTGCTAAAGTTGAAGCTTCAAAATCAACTAAGGCAGAGACAGATAAGGTTGCATTGGCGAAAGCCCGCGCAGCTAAGTCAAAGAAGGCAGCGGCATCTAATGTCGTTCGTAGCGGCGCAAGACCCGCAGGTAAAGCTGGTGTTGAAAATGTTGAGGACTTTATCGGCGGCCTTGTTGATGAGCGCATGACAGCTTAAAACAATGAAAGGAAAGTCTTATGGCTTCCCCAAATAGCTCGTTTACCGAAATTTCGGCGATTACTTATCGGCATTTTAAAGATAAGTACCTTGCTGATAACGTCACAAACCATACTGCACTACACCAACGTCTAACAGAAAAAGGTCAAGTTGGTCTTGTTAGCGGCGGTTGGGAGATACAAGTTCCGCTTGATTACACCGAAAACGGTACATATCAGCGTTACTCTGGCTATGACACTTTGGACGTTTCTCAAAGTGAAGTCTTCACGGCAGCTAACTTCCCTTGGAAGCAGATTGCCATTAACGTTGTTGCTTCTGGCCTAGAAATTCGCCAAAACAGCGGCAAAGAAGGCGTTATCAAGCTTGTCAAAAACAAGTTGAAGAATGCAATGCGTACCGCTGGCAACAACTTCTCTGTTGATATGTATTCTGACGGAACCACAGCTAACCAGATCAATGGCTTGCAAGCTCTTGTCTCTGACGCTGGTACTGGCACTGTTGGTGGCATTAACTCCTCAACTTACACCTTCTGGCAAAATGCACTCCAGTCTGCGGCTGCACCTTTACAGGGCGGCGGCGGTATTACACCAAGCGCAACAACAATTGAAAGCTTGATGCTTCCATTGTGGTTAAACTTGACACGTAATAACGATATGCCTGATTTGATTGTTATGGATGACACGTATTTCACGTTCTTTGATAACAGCCAAACAAGCCTGAAGCGTTACACCAACACAACAGACGTTGCGGCTGGTTCAACTTCCTTAAAGTACAAGGGCGCTGATGTAGTCTATGATTCTGTTGCTTCTGGTATGCCAGACGCTCATGCTTATTTCTTAAACACAGATTACATCGGGCTTTGCGCTCATAAAGATGCAAACTGGACAGAAGTACATGAGAAGTGGTCAGTAAACCAAGACAGCCAAGTTCTACCAATTATTTGGCAGGGCAATATGACTGTTTCTAACCGTTCACTTCAGGGCGTTATGAAAGCCTAATCGGTTTTTGTGCAAACTTTATTTCCTGAAAGGAAAATCAAATGTCTAGTTATGATATAGTAACCCCAATTGTTGGAGCGCAGCCTATTGCTGACACTTCTGCAACTCAACTTAACCCGCTTGGCTTAATTGTTCAGGCAGTTGATACTGCATCCACCGCTTATGGCGCTGGTGAATTTATCTACTTAAAAGGATTAGCAGCAACGGCTGTTGGATCTTTTGTTACTTACAACGCTGATGACAACTCAACTACGCTTTTGGCAGCTAATGCCATTGGCCCTGTTGCTGTTGCCATGTCAGCGAATCTTGCTGGCTATTATGGCTGGTATCAGATTTCTGGCAAAGTTGTTGGTAAGGCTTTGGCTGGTTACGCTGATAATGGCCTCGTTTACGCAACTGCTACCGCTGGCAGCATTGATGATGCTGTTGTCGCTGGTGACCGTGTAAAGCTGGCTAAAGGCGCATCTGCCGTTGGCACACCATCTTCAGGTTTAGCTGAATTTGAAATGCAACGTTCATTTATGGATGACGCAACAGCGGCTTAATTAAATCGGGGCTGGCTTAATTGTCAGCCCCTTTTTACTAAATAAGGAAAACAAATGGTTGATATGCTTCCAGAAGAAAAACATGGTTTTTATGTTGAATTTGAATTACGGGCAGAAGAAGACCGCAATGAATCAATGAAAACGGGCTATCCTGTTTTTCACGATATAGAAATTGCAATCATTACAATGCCAGGCGGCAATCTTGTTGTTGATAAGGTTGTGTCTGATGAATTATTAAATGAGTGGAAGCGCGGTATACCTGGACGCAAGCCACCATCTCCCTTTGCCACATCCGCATATGAGGCATGGAAAGAAGGGCGTGAAGCCCCCGTAAATGGAATTGATTTAAAAAACTGGCCTGGAGTTACCCCAGCGCAATTAAAAATGTGCCAAGGCTGCAACATTCGCACCGTTGAAGATTTAGCAGAATCAAACGCTGATTCTATTCGCAAAATGGGCATGGGCGGCGTTGCTTTAAAAGATAAGGCTATATCTTATTTGAAGTCTGCGGGTTTAAACAAAAACAGTGAAGAAGTGAGCGCTTTAAAAGTTGAGATGGAATCTTTGCGTGAAGCTGTCACAAAAAGAGATTTGCAGATTGAGAAGTTAATGGAACAGTTGACTGAGCCAGAAGATGAACCAAAGCGCAGAAAGAAAGCAGCGTAATGGACACGCATTTTTTTGAACGGGATGGCATTGATTTTATATCAATCAAGATTGATGCAAGTACTGCCGTTGATCTTATTGCAACGGAAGACCACAAAGTTAAATACAAAACCGAATGGATAGCGTACAATGCAGTCGTAAGAGCGCACAATGCTGATGGTACGTTTAAGGCAGACGATCCTGCAACGCCTGAAAATGAAGCGTTTGTTAAAGTTAAGAAGAAACCCGCTAAAAAGAAGGCGAAATAGTTATGACATTGCTGACGATGGTAAACGGCGCACAAGACACAATTGGTCTTACACGATCATCTGTCGTTGTTTCGTCATCTGACGGCAATACAAGGACGCTGTTAGCTTTGGCTCAAACGGAAGGGCGAGAATTAATTGAACGCTATTCTTGGCCTCAAACACAGCTAGAAGCTACTCACACAACGTTAGGCGCTGAACTTCAAGGCGTAATGGCGACACTTGCGCCAGGCTTTGGTTACATTATTAATCAGACGTTTTGGAATCGCACACTAACGCAACCTGTTACTGGCCCATTATCGCCACAAGAATGGCAGCTTCAGAAAGCCCGTGTAACGACAGGCCCATACTCTAGCTACAGGTTACAAGGCGGGAAGCTTTACGCTTATCCAGCGCCCCCTGCGGGCAACACATGGGTGTTTGAATACCAGACTGTAAACTTCTGTGAATCTAGCAGCGGTACGGATCAACCTGCATGGTTAGCTGACACTGATGTTGGTTTGCTAGATGAAAACTTAATGCAAATGGGCATTGTCTGGCGTTTTAAGAAAAAGAACGGCTTGGATTACTCAGAAGATTTCCGCGTTTATGAGCAGAAACTTGCCAATGAAACTGCAAGAGTTGGCGGCAAAAAGGTATTAGATATGGCTGGCGGCAATCAATCTAATACAGGAATTTATGTGCCTGAAGGTTCTTGGAGTTAATTAAGTGGAAAGTATGCAAGAAGCCTTAAATAACAATTACCAAGGCATGACACACACAGGCCGAAAGCCTCAAGGCTTGCAATTTGCTCAAGACATTAAGAAAACCATAGATAATGCTCCTAACGCTATTCTTAAATGGGTGCAAAACAATCCTATAGAAGCTGGATTAACAGCGGTATCTACCGTCACTCCCTATCCGTTTGATGCAATTCCAGCAATCGGTGCAGAAGCAGCACACTATTATAATAATCCTGACAATCTAACGCCAGGCAATCTTAGCATTTCTGGGGCTTCTGTCTTAGCTCCCGCAATTCCTGGCATGGCTGTGTTAGGCGCTTTAAAGAAATCAGGCAAGAGCATGGCAGACGCTCTTAACCCAGATAGAGCAGCAGATATAATAAATGATGGGAAAAAATACCTGTCTAATGCGGAACAGAAAGCTATAACAGCGGCTGAAAATAGAACTTTTGGAATACCTGATAGACAAAATTTAATTGATCAAGCTAACGAAACAGGTAACATGATAGCTCCCCCTTGGGGCGCTAAAGGGCCAAAAATATCTTTAGGCAAAATGTTTTCTATGGAAGATGCTTTAAAAATAGATGCACCGCCTTCAGGAATGTACCAAAAACGAAATGTTATTACTCCAGAAGATATTCCTATTGGTTCAAATTTAACTAACTTATCTGGTGATCAATCTGGAATTGGTGTTTTAAAAAACAGTTTGTCTGGAACATCTAAGGTAGATTTAGACGGTGGGTTTGGTTACCCACAACGTGTTGGTGATGATATTTGGAATAGTCATGGCCCTGTGGTTAATCAGATTCAATCAATTGCTGACGCAACACCTGATAAAAAAACATTTGCATTAACCACAGACATGACACCTATAGCTTTGCATTTTAATGATATGGTAAACAAAAGATTTTTTGAGTTGTTTGACAAAAAAGCAATTTCTAACGCTGACGATATTAATGAAACAATTGCAAAAACATTTAAATCTTCAAAAAATCCAGACGGAGTAACAGGATTTCCTGGTATAACATCACCTAAATTTAAAAAATGGATGAACAAACTAAACGGAACAAACAGGTCTACCGTTTTTCTTGCTTTAGATAAAGGTGGAATGCAGAAATTAGGTGTACCTGATTTGGGTGAAATAAAACATTCTATTAGCTCTCCAGATAGCCGTTACCGCCAATCAAGCCTTGACCCGCTTGTTGGGTACAATGCCGCAGAGATAATTCCTGGAAACGTAGGTATACCAAATGAATTGTTAGACATTCCACATGGAACATATCCTATGGGAATGAAGGGTAATTACCCAGGCGGTTTTGATGTAAAGTTGCCACGCAGTGTCGTATATCCACAATGGGCTGAAAAAGTTGCGGAACGTGGCCTTGCCCCTGCACAAGTGCAAGGGTCATTTAGACAAAATAAAATTATACAACCAGTAACACAACAATGGCAAGATAAGGCTATGGCTGCCCGTGAAAGGGTTCTAAAGAATAAATGAAGAAACTATCATCATCAACCATAGATATTTCTGTCGGCGTAACACCAAAATCTGCACAGATGTTTTTCTGTGCTTTTATTAGTTCTGTTTGCACTTTTATTGGCAAATCGTGGAAAAATATTTCTTCATCCACAATGTCTGGAAAACAAGCAACTTGGGCTACAAAAAATGCAGATTCTATCGCGTTAAACGCAGATTGTTTTTTGTTCATAATATTACCCCCTTTAGGAACTAAACATTGTAACATTAATATAATAAAAAAGAAAGTATTTGTGTGATGCTCCAGCCACTAGCAGATAACTCAAGAAAGTCACCAGTATCCAATTCGTCAAGCACCCCTGCTCCTGTTAGGGGATGGAACGCTAAAGATTCGCTTGCTGACATGGAAGAAGATTGGGCTATCACGCTGGAAAATATGTTTCCTAATTTAACTGACGTTGAATTAAGAGGCGGATATGCGTCACATTCAACGGGCAACGGAACGGGTGCAGTTGAAACTTTAGTTGAGTATTCTGGCCCAGCAACGAAAAAGCTATTAGCTTGCGCTGGCGGTGTTATATATGACGCATCTGCGGCGGGTGGATCAACGTCTATTGCTACGGGCAAATCAAACGCACGTTGGCAGACTGTTATGTTTGGAACGGCTGGCGGTAATTTTCTTTATATGGTCAACGGTGAAGATGCGCCTATTTATTACAACGGTTCTTCTTTTACTACACCAACACTAAGCGGAGTAACGGCTACAAATATAGTTGATATAATTGCCCATCAACGTCGATTATTCTTTGCCTTTAATGATAGTTTAATTGTTGGTTATTTGCCTGTTAATAACTTAGCTGGAACAGTATCAACTTTTGATCTTGGCGGGTTATGCAAGAAAGGCGGCAAGATCCAAGCCCTTGCAAGCTGGACAAGAGATGGTGGTTCTGGCCCTGATGATATATTTGTTGCCATTACTTCTGAAGGCGAAGTTATATTGTATTCGGGCAATGACCCTGGGACTGCAAACTCTTGGCTTTTGGTCGGTGCATCGTTCAGCATTGGTAAGCCTATTGGTCGCAGATGCGTTGAGGTTGTTGGCACTGAGGTTATGGTCACAACTCAGGACGGTGCGATTCCGTTATCAACTATGCTGCCGATTGATAGAGTTGGCGCGGCTGGTAAGGCATTGTCTGACAACATACAAAACGCATTTATTGCTTCAGCTAGAAGCTTTGGAACCGTGTTTGGGTGGCAATCAATACACTACCCGCAGGGATCTTATGCGCTGTTTAATGTTCCAGTTAGCATATCTGAATCATATCAGTATGTAGTCAACACGCAGACAGGCGCATGGTGCAAGTTTACAGGGCAAAATGCGGCTTGCTGGGCGCTGTTTAACGGTGATCTATACTTTGGTGCTACAACAGGCGGTGTGGTCTACAAGGCCGATACAGGAACATCTGACAACACTGCAAATATTGAATTTACAATTAAACCAGCTTTTAACTATTTTGGTCGGCGCGGAGTAAATAAGCTTTATAATTTGTGCCGCCCACACTTCACATCAAATGGCGCTCCAAATGTTGCAATTGATTTAAATATTGATTTTTCTGATGTTGCACCGACAAGCATACCGTCAGCAACGTCACTTAATGCTGCCTTGTGGGACGTTTCAAAATGGGATGAAGCAAATTGGTCAAATGAAATAGTTATTGCAGATTGGTTGACCGTTTACGGAATTGGTGATTGTGCAACGCCAACAATTCGTGGTGCGGAGAATGCCTTATCTATTAAGTTTTCTGCATACGATATGATTTGGCAAACAGGAAACGCATTGTAATGATTGTAAGATTTTTGTTTATTATTGTTGCCATTGCTGCTTTTAGCTCAACGGCACAGGCAGACCTAACAACGTGCCAAGGAAAGTATGCACTTTGCGCTGCATCGACTTGTCAGCCAACAGGCAGAACTATTGCCACCAATAACGGCAACACATACCCAGAAGTCGTATGCAAATGCCCAATTATAGACGGTAAAGCTATTGCAGACACTACTATGGGAAATATGCAAGGTTCATGTGATCCAATAGACGATAATCACGTATGGAGCTTATTTGCTCCAAAGAGATACTACCCACAAGAGGCAAGCAACTTCAGCAAACGACCAGAAAAGATGCAAGCTGTTGTACAAAAATGCGATGCAAGTTTAAATCAAGGGTTTAATGCTAGTAATTGTTTCAGCTTTAATTGCAAGATTGGCCCTGACAACATTGCAATTTGTCGTTGCCCAATGGGACAAGTTCCAGCAAACACAACATTCTTAACAGAGGCAGGGCAAGGCAACCCAGAAGCTTGTTACCAGCATCCAGTTAGCTTGCCTGTTCAAAAGTAATGACGCAACTTATCTTTGATCGTGACGAAGAATTAGCACAATGGGCTGAACTTAATTACCCAGATGCAGCCCCTTTATGCAGACCGTTATCGGCAATTGGAATGGCTGACAAAGCTGGAAACATTATTGGCGTTGCAATTTATCATAATTACCGCCATAATGATATTGAAATAACTTTTGTTACTTCGACCCGCCGTTGGGCCACGAAGGGAACAGTCAGGGCATTATTGCACTACCCCTTTGAACAACTTGGCGTACAGCGAATGACCGCAATTACAAACAAATCAAACAAGAAGGCGAGAAAGCTGCTTAGTGGGCTTGGTTTTTTGTTGGAAGGCACACATCCATATGCGGCAAAAGGTAAGACTGCTTGCACGTATGGTTTATACTTAGACAATGCAAAGAGGTGGTTAAATGGGTAAATCTACCCCGTCCGCACCAGCGGCTCCTGATCCAGCGGCAACAGCGGCAGCGCAAGGTGCGGCAAACAAAGAAACGGCAATTGCTCAATCTCGTTTAAATCAGGTTGATGAATACACGCCTTATGGCAGCAGTGTATATTCAGAAACAGGAAGCCCCGTTGATGGAATACAAAGATTCAGGCGTGATACGACTTTAGACCCAGCGCAGCAAGCTATTGTCGATCAGCAAACTGGAATATCAGGCCAGCTTAATGCGTTAGCGGGCGATCAAATATCAAGGGTTGGCAGCAATTTAGCAGATCCATATTCGTATGAAGGAATGCCAGGCGCACCTAGTGCTGATGCAGCGGCTAGACAACAGACTATTGATTCTATGTTTAGTCAGTTTCAATCGCGTTTAGACCCACAATTTGCAGACGCTCAAACAGCTTTAGAAACTCAACTAGCTAATCAAGGCATTGGCGTTGGGTCTGACGCTTTTACGAAAGCAATGGAAAGTCAAAACCGTTCTAAAAACGATGCATATCAGTCAGCAATGAATGCCGCTATTACGGGCGGCGGATCGGAACAATCTAGGTTATTTGGTTTGCAAGGCAGTGCTAGAGAGCGGGCAATTCAAGAATATGAGCGCACCAGAAACGCGCCATTGAACGAAGTTGCTGCGTTAATGTCAGGCACACAAATCAACAACCCAACATTCTCAGCTATTCCACAAACTGGAATCAGCCCAACAGATATTGCTGGCCCAATCAACACAGCGTACCAAGGCAGTATGAATAATTACAATCAACAAATAGGCGCAAATAATGCCGCAATGGGCG